ACGAACAAAAGAAAGATCAGTAAGTCATTGAGTTTGACAAAAAGTCAACAGTCCTAATATAGGAACCATGTATTGCCTTTTAAATGATAAGCCCATTGAGTTATCTGTACCCTCAGAGAATGCTGAGGCACAGTATTGCTCGGATTTCTTTGAGAAAAACAACAAAAAGAAACCCACTCTCAGAATCCCCAAATTGCCAATCAATTTAAACGATTTGAGGTCTTTGATTAAAGGTGGGTTAAAGGCCAATGATCTGAAGATTCAACATGTTTTATGTTATCTCGCAACTATGTACCAGCAAATTAAAGGAGAATTGAGGGATGATTGGGAATCTTTCGGGATTCACATAGGGTCTAAAGAGGACACTATTTCTATTGTCGACCTTTGTGAAATTGAGATGTATGATGATAAATTGATAGATGGAGTCAAGTCAAATGATGCATCCGCATCAGATGATCAGTGGATGACTTTTGCATGCTTGGCAATTTATCGTTTGGCCAGAACTCAAAATGTGCAACATAGAGCCACTGTTTTAACAAGAATCAACAACCAGTTGATTGCTTTGAATCCAAATGCTATAAAATTGACAGATAACTCTGCTTTATACAGCAGCTGGTTATCAAATTTGAACTACACCAAGCTGGTAGCCATTGCAGACATGTTCTTTGTCAAGTTTAAAGATCATGAACTTAGTGTGTATAGATTCGGAACTATCCCAAGTAGATGGAAAGATTGTGGTGCTCTCACTTCTCTTTCTCATTTGAGAACGTTAACAGGCCTGAGTCTTGATGAAATTGTAAGTTGGGTTTTCGTTCCTTCTATCGGTCGAGAACTTGTGAAGATGATGAGACCGGGTCAAGAATTGGACAAGCAGGACTCCTATGTTCCTTACTTAATGGATCTTGGATTGTCTCAAAAGAGCCCGTATTCATCTGCAACCAATGGTGGGCTTTACACTTGGGTTCATCTCATTGGATCTATTATGCATTCTCAACGATCCTTAAATGCAAGGATGATTAATGAGAATGAACTTCCCAATATAAGAATATCTGCAATGTTAACTGCATATGTGAAGTTTAACAAAGGAAGTTTGACCAGAGTCTTTGTGAAACAAGAAGAGAAAGACTTGTATAGAGATTCCTCTCCAGAGGATGAAGGGTCAGATTATTTGGATTTTACACAAAAGCCAGAAGGAGATTCTCCAGATGACTGGTTCTCCTGGTTGGAAATGAACAAATTCTCTCTAGATGATCATATCAAGGAGGCAATTGCAAAAGAATGCCGAAAAATTCAAAACACTCGATCCGGAACAATTGGAGCCTATGTTCAAAACACAATGAGTTAATGTTATGATACACGAAAAAAATCAACAGTCCTAATATGGAACCATTATCAAAAGCAGGAATTAAAATACCTTACAAATCAGAAGAGCTGATGGCTAATACATCTGATGTTGTTGACCCTGAGGTGGACAATCATGATCACAGTAAACCACAATCCACTATAGGGGACATTATTGATCGACAAGCATTAAATTTTAGGCAAAGAGTCTCATTTTCTTCCTCATATGATGATGATGATTGGGGTGATGCAATATTGGATTTAACTGCAAAGGATAAAGATGACAAGACCACCAAAAAAACTGAACTAACAAATCCAACTAAACTGAAACTGGACAAATCATGCACACCAAATGATGCTGCCTGTTGTGAGGTCAAAGATGACAAGGCAAAAGAGGACTGGAAACCATATCCACTATTAGAAGTCGACGGAAATGATCCAAGATTTATGCCAAAATTGCAGTTCATGTTAAGGTTTTTTAATATTTATGAAGATTGTGACTACACAGTAGAAGATTACAATTCTACATATTACATTTATCCCACCAAAAAGTGGCTCAATCAAAGTCGAGATGGAACATCGGAGGTGGATTTACAAACTCAAGATTTGTATATACCTGAGATGTCTGACCATTATCAGAACAATGAACATCCTCTTATTAAATTACTTATAACTGGATTTTCTGTTAATAAGAGATCTAACATAGGAAAATATAGATTTGATATCAACAACCCTAGCTTGAATATTGAGAAAATTGCAGAAATTCCTCTCAATGAAATTCCATCTTCCATCAATGATCAAATCACATTGATTTTTAAAGTATCCGGAGTTTTAAAGCCGATGAAACTCAAGGCCAAATGGTGAGCAAGAAGCAACCTGAAAAAAAGCAACAGCTCTAAAATGCTTTCCAAGATCAGATCAGGTCTTTCCTCCAAGAAAAGCAGCAAGTCATCCATTTCAGGAGATGACCCCGGGGAAGCGCGTCAGATGTTGAAATGGGTCTATCAAGGTGACACTGAGCCACCTGATTACCATGAGATGTACTTTATGTCAAATCCTTCAGCTCCACCAGCATACTCACCAAAACGTTACAAACCTCAAAGTGCCAAAATTGTGGCATCTGTTGAAATACTCACAAGAACCCCTATAGAAAATATGAATAATTTGATTAACATTGTTGAAACCCTTATTGATCATTACGACGGACCCATCTTAATTAAACCATGGGTCATTACATCCTTTTTGATTGTAGTCACACATATGATCAAAGAACCACCTAAATTGGGTGTTAAAACTAGCACACACAAGTACCACAATGGTTTCTCCGAGAACCTTAAGATTCTCATACATGAAGATTTTCTACCAGATACTGTTGCTTACACATATTCTAAAAATATACAAACTCAATACAGAGGAAATCCATGTAATTTATCAGTTACTATAAAAATTGAACCGACTGCTCGAATGGGTAGATCCGTTCCACCAATCTACCATCTCAAAATGCCAGACAATCGCCCAATACCGGACATTGCCGATTTATTGAGACCACATGGCTTGGAAGGAAAAATTATACGAGGTGAGTTGTGTCTAACCCATAAGTCAGTTGAAGATTTAGATGAGGGCATTGAAGTTTAATCACCTGAAAAAAAGCAACAGGTCTGAAATGGCCTCCACCTGGGCAGTTAGTGTGACTGCAGCTGTGTCCAGTGTGTTCTTGCGTGAGTTGAGCTGTCATGAAACAATGTTAAATATTGTTAAATCCTTACCAGTCTCTCAATCTGATATAGTACATCATTATCTGAATACCGTTGGGATAGGTCCTGCTATAGCAGACTGCTTCCGCAATATCAAACTATGGGAATCACCTCATAAATCAATTGGAAATCGAACGGTTGTTTTCAAATTGAGGTCCCAAATCGGTCAACCATCTGAAAAGGACTGGTCGGATTCAATCACTCTACACTGGCTGGATAAAAGAACAGGGACTTACACAATGGTTGATCTTGATTTTGTTGTGTACTGCATCAATGATGAGATACATGGTTACATAACCCAATATGACTTAGACAATATAGATCCATATTTGGTTCTTTTCGAGGAACAAGGAAATAGGATAACTAAACGGAAGTTAGACATCGGAATCTTCTTTGGAGAGCTTCACATCAACGAGGGAACTGAGGTTTAATCCTTGAAACAGTCATCAGAAATTTGCATGAAAAAACTAACAGCTCTACAATGGCTGTCCAAAAACGCTATTACAGCATCAGCTATCAATATGATATCTCTCTTCAAAACCTTCCTGGGTTGCCTATATCAACATTAGTTAATTCATTGGATTTTAATGAGTCTAACAAACGTCTCTCGAACGATCAAGAAAAAGTTCTTTTTTCTGCGGCTTTAACTAACGATTTGCATGGATCATTGAATTTTGGATATGATAGACTGGCAAATCGAGGTGTGATAGTTGTCAAAATCATGGTGGATAATTCGATACAATGGATGGATGTTGGAGATTACGTGGGATCAGCCTATTGCAACGTTGGTCCAGGATCGGCAAAATTTGAAATCCAACTCAATTGGGTTAGAATGTCCCAAAAGGTTTGGAAATCTTCAGTCGCAAGAGTCGACTTAACTAAAGTACCTGAACTTCAAATTTATCGTCATATTACTGTAAAGAAGTGTAAGAGAGGGAAAAAGTTTTTTATGATGTCAGTTGATTAATCAGGAATTCAATTGGAAAACTAATAGAACATGAAAAAAAGCAACAGCTCTATTAGCGACCCAATCAAAATGAGTTCGAGAATCTTATCAGTCATCAACTTGATTGCAATGTTTATCTCTGCATCACTTAGCCAGTTAATTTACAATTACCCTTTTAATTGTAAGCAAGAAATCAATCTATTACCGTTTGATAGCATCCAATGTCCTATGGATTACAATACATTCAATCTCAAATCAAGATCGTCTGTTGAAGAAGGCACTATGTGTCGCCCAAATCCCTTGGCAACTGATCTGGAAGAGGGATATATGTGTTACAAAGATCGATGGGTGACGCGTTGTGAAGAGAATTGGTATTTCTCCAAAACAGTGACAAATCATATCGTTCATGAACCTGTCAGCAAAGATGAGTGTGTAGAAGCCCTTGCTCTATTTAAGATGGGACAAACAAAGGATCCTTTTTTCCCAGCTCCCAGTTGTTATTGGTCTGCAGCAAATGAAGAATCTGTCACATTTTTGATGATAAAAAAACACCCTGTAGTTATAGATCCATATTCAGGGAAGATCAAGGACCCATTGATAGATAATGACTTGTGTAAAGATGGATTTTGTAAAACAAGAGCTCATCAAACTCATTGGATGAGAGATTACAAAACAGACATAGTGGAACGATGTGATGATAAGACATGGGAATGCCACCCTATAAAAGTATATTATGGCTGGGTACCTAAAATCAAAAATGGAACTTCTAGTGTTACAACATCATATGTTGAGACTGGATTAGTGATTGAATCACAATATTTAGGTCATGTGTTGGTTACAGATTTATGCCAAAAGACATTTTGTCAACAAGATGGATACTTATTCCCAGATGGTTCCTGGTGGCAAATCAAAATCTCACTGACTAAATTATTGCTCAAAAATCATAATGCTTTAGAAAAAGCAAAAACATGTGGGGATCGGGATCATGGATCTGAGTTAACAGATGAACAAAGATCAGGCAAGATAGGATTTGAGGATCTTGAAATCAATCTGGAGAATATTGAAATGAAACAGAAATCACAAACCTTGAACTTAATGTGTTTGGAGAAAGTTGCTAAAATGAGGAATTCACAAAGTGTTAACTTTCTTGATATCAGTTATCTGACTCCTAAAAAGCCGGGTCCCGGACTAGCGTATTACATTGTTGAGGAACCCCTCATGAGCGGACAAACAAAAGTCAAAGTGAGCAATTGTCAGTACAAATTTGTGGAAATATTAGGCTCGGACAAATCAGGTATTGTCAACGTTACTGAAATAGGTAGTCAACAAATATTCAAGTTGTTGGAAACTGGACAGGTCTTTAATATGAGTGAACTCGGCATTCCTATTTGTGAGGATCATACACAAGATAATGAAACCAGGAATATAACATGTGAAACAGACTTTGGGATCTCCGCTAATAGAGGAGTAAAAGGTTTATCTGGAAAGCCACTTTGGACTGTAAGATCTTTTAAAGGGTCTAATATAAGTAACCTGCGTGGTCTTAGGATTGGATCCAATGGAATTACATACGACATGACAAAGAAAATATTAAGATTTCCTCAAGCTGGAAATATGCATTGGGATATTCCCTCTTATTACAGCACAGAGCACAAAGTCCATTTCTTCCAACATCCTACAAAACATGAAATATATAAGAATTTTACAGGTGATAAAAAGAGTGATATTGATTTTCTGGAAGACTTGATCCATAGAAAATTGAATCGAACGGATTTCCCGACAAGAATTAAAAATTGGATTGGGAATATTGAAGATAAAGTTGAGCATTTCTTCACAAATCTCAGTGGAACAGTCAGAACAGCCATCTCTCTTGTTATTTTCGTGATTGGAACATTATTAAGCATCAAGGTTTGGAGGAGATGCAAAAAGCAAAAGCCTAAAACAAGAAAAATAGACCGATCCAACCAAGCCAAAGAAGAGAATTCTTTTGCATTAGATCTCCATCAAAATGTTTATGAAGACATTGAACCAAACATGAGAGGACACAATCCTTTCCATAGATCCTAATCCCAGAAAAAAATCAACAGTCATGCATGAGACAAGCTCCCCCAATCTAAGATTCGGGGAACAGATTTCAAACGAATTAAAGAGATTCTCTGAATCTTTTATGGAATGGTGGCATAAACTCTATATCATCGTCATACTTGTAGCTGGTTGTTATGTCTTACACAAGGTCACAAAATTGTTCTCCAAGATAATAAAATTTATTTCATTTGTAAGAGGCAAAATTAAAACAAGAAAAAGAGGAAAGCAAGGTAAAGTTTGTAGCCATAAATTTAAGGTCAAACTGGGTAAACGTAATGTCAAGAGATCAAACCTGATATTGACGGAAGTAACTTGAAAAAAATCAGGCTATTTTAATTACAATCAATGCACCAAGAAACTTGGGACGTAACCAGAGTCTACCAGCCAGAGCCCAGACGCTGTAAGACTTGAAATGCCAAACTAAAAAATAACAGCCCTAAGATGGACTACCTAGACGAACAACCCTTAGATGATTATGGTTACATTGATTCCTACGAATATTTGGAACAAGATGATTATCAATTTGAAGAAGACACCCAATTTCAAGATGACCTTTATGAATTTAGCCTTTTGAATAACTTAGACTACAATCTTAATTCACCTATTTTACCAGATCGATTAAATGCTCTGATTCTTTATCTGAATGATTTACCTTATGATCAAATTCATTATCAGCCAACATTTGAAAAAGTTCGAAACTTATTCAATAGATTAAATATCAAAAACACTTCGGAAATCCCAACTGTTCAAGAAATTTACAGATTGTGGCCGAAAATTATAAATAGAAGATTTGACAACACACGGGGTATATCATTTTTAGACCGTCAGTTTGCAGATATAGACAAAACATATGAGATTATAAGATCTTTTTACAATGGATGGCTGGGCGGAACTTTCACCGTAAAAACCTGTGAAGATATACAGCAAAGTATTAAAGCATTGCCTGATTTGGCATATTACTGGCTGACTACTTTCTTGGACCTTTTTGACATCATTAACTTGATGAACGCAAAAACTATATTAGAACAAAAAAACATAATTAAGAGGATAAACGGGTCTGTTTTAATAGAAAATAAGAGAATGATTGGGTTTATCGGAAAATCTAGGCAATTAGGCAGATGGGCAATGGTGGAAGAGTATTTGTTCTTACCAAAGGATTCCATTATTTTTGACAGAAACTTGCTTTTAATGATAAAGGATTTATTAATCGGACGATTTCAAACTGTCTTGGCTATGAAAAGTTTGACATATGAAACTGCTTTTTCAGAAGAAGATATATCTGATCTTTTAAATTTGTATAGTATAGGAGATGCAATCTTAATGAAACATGGGCCATCTGGATATGATTCAATTAAGTGTTTGGAAATGTTTTGCAACAATTGGTTATGTGAGTATAGTTTCAAAATAAATCCAACTTACCCAAGATTTGACTCCTTCAAAGGACATGTAGAAGAGACTGTTCAAGAACAGATTAACGCAGGCCAAATCGAGATATCAGACTTTTTTAAACAAGTTGACAAATCAAATAAAATTGATCTGACATTGGTTTATTACAGCTCATTTAGACATTGGGGACATCCCCCTATAGAGATTCTAGAGGGGCTTAACAAATTGGAAGAATTAGTAAATGAAGATCATGATGTAGATGATGATTATGTCCAAATTTTGGCAAGTGATTTGGCCTATAAGGTACTTAAAAAGAAATTTTCAACAGACAAAAAATGGTATGTAGATCATACTCAATTGCCCAATGACCATATGCTTAAAGCTCACATTGTAGAAAACACATGGCCAACGTTGCATACACGAAACCAATTCGGAGATAAATGGCACACATTACCACTGGTTAAATGTTTCGACATCCCTGATATGATCGACTTATCTAGCTTATATGCAGATAAATCTCACAGTATGAGGTTGTCGGATGTCATCAACCATGTTAGACAATTCCCAAATAAGCCTATTCCAACAAAAAGGGTATTATCCACCTTGCTTCAGGAGGAAGCAGTTAATTGGCCACTTTTCTTAAAAAATATAGATGAATATGGATTACCAAAAGAAGATCTTATTATCGGATTGAAGCCCAAGGAAAGAGAATTGAAACGAACCGGACGATATTTCTCTCTTATGTCCTTTAACTTGAGACATTACTTTGTCATAACAGAATTATTGATCAAAGAGCACTTTGTTCCGTTGTTTTCTGGATTAACTATGGCTGATGATCTGCAAGAGTTAACAAAAAAATTATTGGATAGAATATCCGGGCAAAATGGGCCAGAAACTAATCGTATAAATATTGCCAATGGTTTGGACTACACAAAATGGAATAATTACCAAAGAAGGGATTCTAATAAATATGTCTTCAGAGTTATGGGACAATTTCTAGGTTATCCTTCACTCATTGAGAAAACTCATGAATTCTTCGAAAAATCATTGATATATTACCCAGGGAGGCCAGACTTAATGGACATCCAAAATGGCACTTTAGTCAACAAAGGGAATATCAAGGTTTGTTGGAATGGACAAAAAGGCGGGTTAGAGGGGTTGAGGCAAAAAGGGTGGTCAATATTAAATTACTTGATGATCGAGAGAGAGTCTCGTGTAAGAAACTCCATGGTAAAAATTTTAGCCCAAGGAGACAATCAAATTATATTCACTAGTTGTCTGCTAGAATCTTATTATGATCAGGAGGAACTAAATGACAATTTAAATAGAGCTAAACAAAACAATGAAACAATCATGAATGCTATAATAAAGGGGGCTGACAAGTTGGGTCTTGTAATAAATCAAGATGAAACTATGCAAAGCTGTTCTTATGCAAATTATGGTAAAGTGGTCTTATTTAGAGGGAGGATATTAGGTTTGCCGACAAAAAGATGGGCTAGGGTCACATGTAGTACAAATGATCAAATCCCTAATTTGGGAACCTTATTGTCATCAGTGTCCACAAATGCCATGACTGTTGGTTATTTTTCTGACGCTCCACATGATGCCATCTTGGGTCATTTCATTTTTGGTTTAATAACCCTAGGACTTTTAATGATTCATAATCCAGCTATTCGAGGTGACCCTCGTAGATATATTAAAGCAAATGCATTAATACCACACTATATTACCAAGATAACTCTCTTATATTTAGACCCATCTTTGGGGGGAATAGGAGGGACTTCATTGACACGCTTCCTTATTAGAGGGTTTCCAGATCCTGTATCTGAGTCATTGGCTTTTTGGAGGTTAGTTTATCTTAATACTTTAGACCCATTAATTAAGAGATTATGTTGTAAAGTCGGAAACCCTCCTTTAGCCACTTATTGTCAAAACCATTTTACAAAGTTGGTAGAGAATCCAGAATCTTTAAACATTCCCAAAGGAATTAGTGCTGGAAACATGATCAAAGAACAAATTAAGAATAATTTGATTAAGAACGCGGATAATATTAAAAATAATATCATACATGATGCAATAAGTCAGATAGTGACTGACGAGGCCATTTTGCTAGCATGGTTGCAATCTATCAAACCAGTCTTTCCTAGATTTAATTCCGAGTTCACTGCTGCAACTTTCTATGGTTTATCTACCAGTCTAATCGGTTTGTTTACAAATTCAAGAACAATTAGGAATTGTTTCAAAACACAATGTTTAAAGGAGGTAGATACTTTGATAATTAAGAGTGAGATAATAGGGCTAGCTTCGGTGCTAAAGGTGACATCACATGTTATCAATGATCTAGTTCATGACACAATATGGGATTGCTCCTCTACTCAGGCAGATAGACTTCGCCAAATGTCATGGGGACAGAGGATAATTGGAATAACTGTTCCTCATCCGATTGAAATGCATAAAGTAAGTCTTGTGACAGGGAGTGAATGTCAATTCTGTTCGATCAACAATTATCAAAATAATTATATTACAGTAATTTGTCCTAAAGGATTACAAGAAATTCAACATGATGACCAAATTGGACCTTTTAGGCCCTATCTGGGTTCCGGCACAAGCGAGGGTACAAGCATCCTGCAACCTTGGGAGAAAGAAACAAAAATCCCAATCATTAAAAGAGCTGCCAGGTTGAGAGAAACTATATCTTGGTTTGTGTTACCAGAAAGCAACTTAGGTAATTCCATACTAAACAACCTGCATGCTTTAACAGGGGAAGATTGGAGTATTCAGTTAAGAGGATTCAAAAGAACTGGCTCGGCATTACATAGATTCAAATGCTCTCGAGTTAGCAATGGAGGATATTCAGCCTGCAATCCTACTAGATCTACTTTCTTGGTCATAACATCAGATACTATGGTTGATCTAGAAGGAAGCAATTACGACTTTATGTTCCAGGCATCTATGATTTTTGGACAAGTTAGTGTTGGTTCGTTAGGTTATCTGAAACCTTGTTGTTTCCATTGTCACATCAATTGTGATGAATGTTTAAGACCCATAGAAGAGCCTATTCTAGAATCCGAATGGATTTATCAACCATTAGATGTGTCTGATATTTTGAGAAGATGGAGGCCAGATCCTGACAGTGACTGGGGGTTTTCAAAACAAATTTGTGCGATACAAGATAATCAATCGCAGTGGGAAATATTGGATGACGATGCAAAGACATTTTACATCGGGCTGATTTTAGGATTTATTTATACTGATGGTTTGCTAGGAAAGAACTTGGGAGGAAATCAAGACAATTTATTCCCTTTAAGCATTAGGAATAAACTTCATCCAGAATATTTCTATAGTGGCTTATTAAGAGGTATAAAGTTGAGCTCGTCTTTGCATTTGACTCATAGAAGAAATATAATATCAGGCAAAGATCCTAAAAATGTATTATTTGGAGCAATCTATTATGCAATTGAAAATATAACTGTGGATGCAGATTTTGTACAATTTGTAAGCGTTGGTCCACTCCATCTTGAACTTTATAAAATGCCACATAAAATCCCCCCTTCTTATCCTTTATCAACTATAGATCTGGGTTCATTAGCTAGATCATATTTGAAATATAGAATTAAGATGGATGATCTAGATCAATATTTAGACTCCGTTTGGGCTTTTGCTGATTTAAGATCAACAAAATTACTGTGTACATTAGGCTTGTCTATATTGACAGATAGATTAGTTTCTCAACCGAATTTGAATAAGTTGGGTAAAGAGAGATTGAAACAGTTACAAGAAGACTATATAAAAGCATCTAATGATGAGTTAGATATCCAATCTACAAATTATTATATATCTAGGCTTAAATTCTGTGAAAGTGAAGTAAGACACGCCTGCAAATTCAGTATGAAATCTTCAGACTTTAATGTATCCACAGAAGAATGGAAATGGGGTAATGAAGCTTGGGGGAAGATAAATAAAATCGAGATCAATTTTGATCCTGATCAAAAAAGCCGGATCTCGTCACCTTGTATGACCCTTCAGAATCCAACTGTATCAGGACTTAGATTGTTTCAGTGTGCAACTGGAGCTCACTACAAGCTCAGATCGATTATCAAAGGATTTTCTATTTATGTGCAAGATGCCGTTGTTGGAGGGGATGGCTCTGGAGGAATAACTGCTCTTCTATTGAGAGAATTCAGAAGTTCAAGAATCGTTTTCAACAGTTTACTTAACTTTGAGACAACAAGCACAACGGGTAGCAGACCGTCTCCCCCATCTGCAGTAGAAGCATTAGGGGAGATGGGGAAAAGATGTATCAACAAAGATAATATTTGGAAAGAACCTACCGATTTAAGAGAAAGGGAAACATGGGACTATTTTAGGAAGTGTATCACAGATTATGATCTGACTATAAACACAATAATACTAGATATGGAGGTCACTAGTGATATGGATATCTCCAAAATTGAAGACTTAGTCGCAGAATATGCTTATGTATTATTCAATGCCAAAAACTCGACTCTGATATTTAAAACATATTTACACCGACTTGAGTCCGATTCTTCTGCTGCCTTAAAGTTTGGCAAAATTTTTAAACGGATATACGCAGTTAATACAGAATTTTCCTCTACAAAAACCTCCGAGATTTATCTCGTCTGTCAAGACTTATGTCCTATTAAAATCACGAACAGGTGTTCACTGTCTGATACTTCCATTCAAGATCTCAGGAAAATGGCCTTTATAAATGCTGATTTTGTTGATGAATTTAAACGAGCTAAACAAATCTACTCCAGAACAGATCTTATATCTGGTGTACCTTCTGCATTCTTAACGGATCCGCTCGTAGATTTATCCACCTTATTAGTTACATGCGGAATGATGTCAAGTGATGCTTACCTTATTATAAGCCACTCAAGTGACAACTTATCTGATTTTGTTGAATTTCTGTTGTACAACACCATTTTACTTTGCAATTGTGTTTTTGATTTAACACTTATATCCAAAAATGGGATTAAAATCCCATCCAATCCTTCTATAAACAATTTCATGTCTTTTCTTATTGGAATTTCAATATGGCTTTGCTTAATTTGCAGTGATGAAGATATTAGCCTTCAAATACACCAATATCTAAACCCAAAAAAGAAACAGAGAATTTTCTTTTATTCACGTGGTGTGAAGAATGGGGATTTGGCTTTTTGGAGATTGGAGGAAGATCATGCTCTTCATCGTGTATGTATTAAAAATATATGTACAAAGCATAAGATGGCTTTAATTGGGCAAGTGATTCGATTATGCACTCTCCACAGCTTAAACTTTAAAGACAGGATGAAAGCAATTAAACTAGATATTAAATCTATCAATACCAAATTAAAGAAGAGGAATAAGAAAATGACAGTCAAATATTTCAATACACAGACAGACATATTCAGATTTATGCCGAAAAATATTTTTAAATAATGATATAAAATTCTAAATACAACAAGTCACGAGAAAAAAATGACTTTAGGTCTTCAAGAAAGAGGATGGGCGATCAGACATATATAAGTCTGAAGAGACCCTCTTCAGTGAATCCTTTAAAGAGCGCAATCGAGATCACTTTAAGACTCACAATATCAAAAAATAACTCAATTACACAATTAAAAAGATCACAAATAAGCCATTTCAGTTTTCCTGATTTAATGTGCTCTTGTGTTTTTTTGTGATCGT